CTAGAGAACAATTTGAACAGGATACTAAACAATATTTTGATTTTCAAGATTACTCTAGAGTAGAATATTTTACTGTGTTGGGGACAAATATTCCAAATAGATTTATTCCTTGGATTTATATATCTAATAGTAAAGACAGTAGAATAATTAATTATAAAGTATATAAAAACGATACTTTATTTAGAGAAAAAACACTTGAAGTAAACAATAAATTCCATTATTGGGATAATGTAGAATACAATCTAAAAGATACTTATAAAGTAGTCTACGAAATATTAGATTCAAAATCTAAAGAAATTTTAGATACTAAAGTTATTAATATTGATAAAAATTACATTAAAAATCAATTAAGTAAAAATGGTAATTTTGAATGGACTAACAGTATGAAAGGATTTGGGATTGATTATCCTAAAATTAAATTAATGCATTTAGTTACAGAACCCGATACTAATGAAAAAGAAATTCGTTCTGTAGAAAATATTAAAGATTTTTGTAATAAAACTGGTATTACATACGAACAACGTATAAATAAAATTTGGACTGATATACCCCCTAAAAAAAATTGTAACCGCCCAAACGATGTTCAAGATAAACCAGGTTATTATAAATTAGCCCCTGGTCATTATGGTTGTTATGTAGCTCATAAAAACGCAATTCAAGCTAAGGATAATAATGAGTATGATTATGTTTTAATTTTTGAAGGAGATGTTATTATAGATTCAGATTATAATGAATTATATGATTCTTTAATTCGCTTTAATAAAATAGCTAAAGAAAACGATCAAGATATTATTGGATTTGGAAACCCTACTAAAGATAGAAATTTAAATGGACCTAAGATAGAGGATATTCATACTAATGTTACTCCATTTGTACCGGCTCAATCGTATCTTATTACAAAAAATAAAGTAAATAAATTAGCTAATCTATTAAATACTACTAAATGGGATGCTTTTGATTTATGGGCATGTAACGTAGCAAAACTAAAAATAGGAACAGCAGATAAAATTTATACTAAGCACCTCCCAGGATTTAGTATTATTGAACAGGAATTTAAAGGTATGGACGAACATAGTCCCGAAATCTACGCTAAATGAAAATAACACAAGTACATCCGGGTTGTGGAATTCCCGTACCTCCACCTTCATGGGGAGCAATAGAAAAAATTGTATGGGAATTTCACCAAAATGCTAATAAATTAGGTCATAAATCCGAAATTAAATGGTCTAAAGATATTACTGAAGATAGTCAAGATATAGTAATGGTTCATGTAGCTAATTTAGCTTTACAACTAGCTGAAAAAGGTATTCCTTATATTTTTCAACATCATGATCATCATGCTTATCATTATGGAAAAGAATCAAAAATTTACAAACAAAATCTAGAGGCAATGAAACATTCTATAGTATCATTAGTTCCTGCTAGATTTTTAGTAGATTATTTTGATACTGATAAAGTGCAATATTTTTCTCATGGAGTAGATACTGAAGTTTTTTATCCTATTGAAAAACAAAAACCTGAAAATCCAAAATTATTGATGATTGCTAATAATGGTTTGGCAGGTAATCCATCTTTTGATAGAAAAGGGTTTACATTTGGTTTAGGATTAGCCATGTTGAATAATCTAGAAATTACCATTGCCGGCCCCTCAGCTAATAAAGAATTTTTTAATTCTCATTTATGGATGTTAAATTACCCAAAATTAAATTTGGTTTTTGATACACCTAATGATAAATTATTAGAATTATATCACAACCACGATATATTTGTTCACCCTACTATGTTAGAAGCAGGTCATCCTAATTTAACAATGGTCGAAGCCGCAGCTGCAGGTTTACCTATTATTGCTGATTGGGAAATGGCAACTGATTTTCATGGAGCTTGGAGATCACCTCGTAATGTATTTGAAATGGATCGAGGACTAAAAAATATATTAAATAACTGGGATAAATTCAGAACTAATGTTATTAATACTGGTAAAGAATTATCTTGGGAAAATAGAACAAAAGAATTAATTTCGTTATTTGAATCATTATGAAAGAAGTCTTAATAAAAAACTACACAAATTTAAAACAATTAAACCTTCCAGTTAAAAAAACTGAAAATAAATTTTACCTTCATTTTGTTGATGGACCTAAATTAGAAATTTTAGGAGACAACTCATTAAAGTATTTGTGTAAATTTTATAACAATAAAACGGGACAATTAATTTTTGAAACCACGATTAGTAATAATATGTGGACTAAACCTAATATAAAATATTTTATAGATTGGAGAATTGAAATATTTGATAATTCTACTAATGAATTAATTAAAACTCTAAAATATGATGCTAAAGGTAAACGAGTTTATATTCATATGGATTCTAAAGCGATTGGAGATACATTAGCTTGGTTCCCTTATATCGAAGAATTTAGAAAAAAACATAATTGTAAAGTTATATGTTCTACTTTTCATAACGAATGGTTTGAATCTAAATACCCTGAATTAGAATTTGTTAATCCTGGATCTAAAGTAAATAATTTATACGCCATGTATACTATTGGGTGGTATTATAATGAAGATAGGACAGTAGATGAAAACAAATCCCCTATTGATTTTAAAAAACACCCCTTAGGACAAACCGCAAGTGAAATTTTAGGAATTAAATTTAAAGAAATAAAACCTATTTTAGATTATCCTGATAAAGGTAATCAAATAGGAGATAAATATGTTGTAATAGCCCCTCATGCCTCAGCACATGCTAAATATTGGAACCACCCTGGGGGTTGGCAGGCCGTAATTGATTACTTAAAAGACCAAGGCTATAAGGTAGTAATGATTACGCATGAACGTTTAGGAGATAATTGGCATGACTCTAAATTAGGTGGTACTTTAAAAGGAGTAATTGACAAAACAGGTGATTATCCTATTGAAGATAGAATGTCTGATATTAAAAATGCAGATGCTTTTATTGGGTTAGGAAGTGGATTAAGTTGGATTAGCTGGGCATTATCTCCCAATACTATTCTAATTTCAGGATTTAGTAAACCTTATACTGAATTTAGTGATTGTGAACGTATATTTAACTATGATGATAGCGTTTGTAATGGATGTTTTAATAGAGAATGGTTAAACCCAGGTGATTGGGAATGGTGTCCTGATCATAAAGATACACCACGTCAATTTGAATGTACTAAAACTATCACCCCTGAAAGAGTAATTAAATCTCTTAATAAAGTCCTTGATATTTAATAAAAGAATTAATATTTATTATGGAACAAATATTTCTATCACAAGAAGAGTTACAAAAAGTAAATCAATTAAATTCTGAAAGAGCAGATTTGATTTCTAAATTTGGTGCTATTGAATATGAAATTCAAAATTTAGAATTAGATAAACAAAAACTAACAGAACAATTAATTGATCTAAATAAAAAAAGCCTTCAAACAGGAGACGAGTTACAGCAAAAATATGGTGAAGGAAATATAAATATTGAAACAGGTGAATTTGTAAAACGATAGTTTTTTGAATTCTTTTTATATATTTATAATCAAAACATTAATAAAATAACAAAATGGCAGAAACTCTAGTATCTCCCGGTGTATTAGCAAGAGAAAATGATTCATCTTTTGTTAGCCAACAACCAGTAGCAGTTGGTGCAGCTATTATTGGTCCTACAGTAAAAGGACCAGTAGAGGTTCCAACGGTTGTTACATCATATTCAGATTATTCAAGTATTTTTGGAACTACATTTGATAGTGGTAGTGATGAATATTCTTATTTTACCTCAATCGCAGCTTATAATTACTTCCAAAATGGTGGTGAGTCATTATTAGTAGCTAGAGTAGTTAGTGGTTCATATTCAGTAGCTTCAGCAACTGGAGATCAAGCTCCAAGTAGCTCAGCAACCTCAGGATCATTTATTCTTGAAACTTTAGGTAAAGGTGAAATTTTAAATTCATCATCTAGCTTAGACCTTTCAGGTTCACTAGAATTAGGTACATCCGATAACGTAAGATGGGAAATCACAAATCCATCTACTTCTTCAGGTACTTTTGACTTATTAATTAGACGAGGTGATGATAATGATAATAATAAAATTGTATTAGAAACATTTACTGGTTTATCATTAGATCCAAAAGCAGACAATTATATTTCCAAAGTAGTAGGAGACCAAGTAAGAGCATATAATGCAGCTCAAAACCAAGTTACTGTTACTGGAGATTATAGAAATGCTTCACGTTATGTAAGAGTAAGTAGTGTTGTTAATCCAACATTAAATTATTTTGATAATAATGGAATAGCAAAAACATCACTTACCCCTTACATCCCAGTAGCAAGTAGTGGTTCGTTTAAAGGAGCAGCGGGTGCTATTAATAATGTAGCTAATTTTTATGATAATATCGCAACCCAATCACAAGGTTTAGTAGGTGAAAATTATACTAACATGATTAACTTATTAGCTAATCAAGATGATTATGTATTTAATGTATTATTAGCCCCAGGTCTAACTAATGAAGATCATACCGCTCAGTGTACTAGTTTAATTAATAATACTCAAACTAGAGGTGATAGTATTTTTGTTTTAGATTTAACAGGATATGATTCGACTGTAACTAGTGTAACTAGTGAAGCCGCTTCAAGAAATTCATCTTATGCCGCTTCTTACTGGCCGTGGGTACAAGTAATAGATCCTGATCTAGGCCGCCAAGTATGGGTACCAGCATCAACCGTTATTGGTGGTGTATATGCATATAATGACAGTGTAAGTGAACCATGGTTCGCTCCCGCAGGTATTAATAGAGGTGGATTATCTCAAGTAGTAAGAGCAGCACAAAAATTAAATTCTACTAACAGAGATGCTCTGTATACTGGAAAAGTAAACCCAATAGCCTCATTCCCTGCAACAGGTGTTGTAGTATACGGTCAGAAAACATTACAAACTAGAGCAAGTGCTTTAGATAGAGTAAATGTTAGAAGATTGTTGATTGAGTTAAAAGGATACATTTCTCAAGTAGCAGATAACTTATTATTTGAACAAAATACTATTGCTACAAGAAACGCATTCTTATCAGCAGTAAATCCTTACTTAGAAGGAGTACAACAAAGACAAGGTTTGTACGCGTTTAAAGTAATTATGGATGATACTAACAACACAGCTGATGTGATCGATAGAAACCAGATGGTAGGTCAAATTTATATTCAACCTACTAAGACAGCAGAATTCATTTACTTGGATTTCAACATCTTGCCAACTGGAGCTACTTTCCCAGCATAATTTTTAAAAGTTTGAATATTTATAATAAAATAAAATAAGATGGCAATATTAGATTCTAACGAAATTTTCTTCACAGCTTTCGAACCGAAAGTACAGAATAGATTTATCATGTACGTTGATGGCATTCCTGCTTATACTATTAAATCTATTTCGTCTGTAGGTTTTTCTCAAGAAGAGATCGTACTTAACCATATTAACACTTACCGCAAAATTAAAGGTAAATTAAAGTGGAATGATTTAACAATGACTATGTTTGATCCGATCACTCCTTCAGGTGCACAAGCTGTAATGGAATGGGTTCGTTTACATCACGAATCTGTAACTGGTAGAGATGGCTATTCCGATATGTATAAAAAAGATTTAACAATTAACGTATTAGGACCAGTAGGTGATATTGTTTCAGAATGGATTATTAAAGGAGCCTTTATTAAAGCAGGTGAATTTGGTGAATACAACTGGGATAATGAAGCAGCTGCTCAAAATTTAACAGTTACTCTGGGAATGGATTATTGCGTATTGAACTTCTAAGAAAAGAAAACTCAAATACTTTTAAAGAGAGCTTGGCTATGTCAAGCTCTTTTTTTATATTAATATTTATACTCGTTAACAGTTATTATAAATAAAAATTTATGGCAAATCAAGAAACTAAATCGGAACCAAAGTTTAAGTTCCCAACAGAAATTGTTGAATTACCTTCTAAAGGATTATTATATCCTAAAGACCATCCCTTATCTTCAGGTACAGTAGAAATGAAATACATGACTGCTAAAGAAGAAGATATTCTTACTAACATGAGTTATATCAAACAAGGTGTTGTAATAGATAAATTATTAAAATCATTATTAGTAACCCAATTTCCTTATGATGATCTATTAATTGGTGATAAAAATGCTATTATGATAGCTGCTCGTGTACTTGGTTATGGTAAAGATTATCCATTTACCTATAATGGAGAAGAAATTGTAGTTGATCTAGCTGAACTCCCAGTCAATGAATTAGATGAAAACCTAGTAAATGATGGGATAAATGAATTTGAATTTGAATTACCCTACTCTAAAAATAAAGTTACATTCCAGTTAGTTACAGGTAAAATTGAAAAAGCAGTTGAACAAGAAATTAAAGGTATGAAACGTATTAATAAAAATGTTTCTGCTGATATTTCTACTCGTTTAAAACATCAAATTGTTTCAGTTGATGGTGAAACTGATAAAAAAACTATTCGTGAATTTGTAGACAATTACATGCTAGCCCGTGACTCCTCAGCATTAAGAGCATATATTAGAGACATGCAACCTGATATTAAAATGAGTTTTATTTATGAAGGAGATAACGGCGAGGAGGAGGTCGCAGTGCCTATGGAGGCCCAGTTTTTTTGGCCTGACTCAAGAATATAGATTTTCTTTATTTAAACAAATCCATGAAATAGTTTATTATGGGAATGGAGGGTATACTTGGGATGTAATATATGAAATGCCTATATGGTTAAGAAATATTACTTTTAAATTTATTCAAGATTCTATTACACAACAAAGTGAAGCCGAAAAAAAGGCATATGAATCTTCTAAAGGAGGAAACAATCAAGTAAATACTAATTTTGATTGGGCAAAACCTGATAAAAGTAAGTTAAAGTAAATAATGTGAGAGGTGTCAAATTTGATACCTCTCAATATTTATTACATATAACTAGTTAATTAATGGCTAAACAACAATCACCCGTTAACAAAAAGAATGTAGACGAAGCTAATAAGGCTATCGGGGAACAAATTAATCTCATTTCAGCATTAGCTGATATGATGAAGGACGTTGTATCTCAAGTTAAAAATAAAGGTGAATTAGATAAAGGATCTTTAGATTTAACCCGCCAAACTCTTAAAGTAACTAGAGAAATTTCTAGTGAATATCAATCTATGGATGCTGTCCAAAAAGATATCACTAAACAATACCAACAACAAAACAAAAACTCAGCACAGATAGCTGCTCTTTCAAAAGATTTAAGTAAAACTGAAAAGAAAGCTTTAGATGATTTTAAAAAGAAAAATCAAGAAGCTAAAAGAGCAGATGATTTAGCAAAATCCTTAGCAGATAAACAAAAACAAGGACTAAAAGTTAGTGAGGGTCAAGTTAAACGAGCCCAAGAACTCGCTGAAAAAAAAGCAGAACAAGTAGCTCAAGCAGGATCCTTATTAAGCAACCAAGCAGAACAAATTGTTTTCTTAGAACAAGCTAATAGAGAAATAGAAGGTAATCTTGCTTTATTAGCAGAACAAGAACGAAGACAACAAAACTTACTAGATTCCCAAAAAGGAATTGTAAACTTTACAGGCCAATTTGGTAAAGTTCTTAGTAAATTAGGAGCAACAGGAGCAGGTAAAGTACTTACAGATACTTTTGAAAAATCTAAAGAAGCAATCTATGATGCTACCGATGGAGGTAAAAATATGATCGGCAGCCTTAAGAAATTAAGTATCTCCGCTAAAGCATTTGGTTCAGTATTAAAAGTAGCTTTAGGGCCTATGGCTTTGTTAGGGATGGCCGTGAATTTATTTGGTAAATTTAAAAAAGAAGCAGAAGAAGGAGCTAGATATTTAGCCCAAATTTCGCATGAGCAGAAAAATTTTACCAAAGATTTAGGAGTATCAGTTACTGTTGGAGCTAAATTATACGGTCAAGTAGAAGGTATTGGTAAAGGCATGGGAATGACCCGTGAAGAAGCAGTTGGCGCTGGTAAAGAAATTTACAGTGCTTTAGGTGGAGTTGAATCTATGACTGATAGTACTGCTAAAGCTTTTATTAAACTAAGTGCTCACGGTGGTATAGCAGCAGATACGTTAAAGCAAATGCATACAATGGCTAAATTAACTGGTGAAGATGCCGGTGAAGTAGCTAACCAAATAGCAACTACTGCTCAAGAATCTATTAAGTCCCTTAAGCTAAATGTTAGTATGAAAAACATTATGAAAGCCGTTGCTGGTGTTTCTAATAATGTAAAATTGGCTATGGGAGGTTCAGCAAAAGCTATTACTCAAGCGGTAGCTAAAGCTAAAAAGCTAGGTCTTGAAATGAAAGATGTTGAAAATATATCTAGTAGCTTACTTAATATTGAAGATTCATTAGCTGCTGAAATGGAAGCTGAATTATTAACTGGTAAAGAATTAAACCTTGAAAAAGCTAGAGCTGCCGCTCTTGCTGGTCATCAATCTAAAGTAATGGATGAATTAGCTAAACAAGGTATTACCCAAGCTGAATACGCGGGTATGAATGTTCTTCAACAAGAAGCAATAGCTAAAGCTATGGGTATGAGTAGGGATGACATGGCAAAAATGCTAGTCACCCAAAAAGAAAACACAGCTGAAAACATGGACCAGGTTGACTTTCAAGAACAAGGACTTAAAGCTATGACTGCTACCGCTTCTGCTTTAGATGCCATAAATAAAAGAGAAGAAGAAAGATTAGCCTCATTAGCAGAAGGAGGAGAAAAAATGTTGAAATTCAATGAAGCAATGGATAAACTTAAAATAGCTTTACAACCTATTTTAGATGAGTTATTTATCCCTATCCTAGGAGTAATCACAGATATGGTTTCAGGGATTGGCAAATTTATCGCCGGTATTACAGGTAGTAAAGAAGGACTGGAAGGAATGAAATCAGGTCTTTCTATTATGCTTAAAATTATGCTTAGTATAAAAGCTGCCCAATTTGCAATTAACACATATAATAAAATTGCTCAAGGTATTCAAAAAGGTAAGTTGTTCCTTCAAAAAATGACAAATAAAGAAAAAATAAAAGAAGGAACAGTAGAAACTGCAAATCAAGTTAAACAATCTGCTGGATTCTTAAAATCTGTAGGTATCGCTATTATGAAAGCAATTTCATCTTTAGCATCTATTCCTGTAGCAGGTTGGGCTTTAGGTTTAGCAGCAGCTGGGGTTATTGGGGGTATTGCTGCTAAATACATGAATGATGGTATACAAGGACCTGTTGGGGGTAAAGCAGGATACTCTAGAACTATGTTTGGTCCTGAAGGTGCTATTTCATTTAATGATAAAGATACTATTGTAGCAGGAACTAATCTTGGTGGGGGAGGAAATAATAGTAATAATAATGCTGAACTTGGAAGAATTGCTAATTTATTAGAAAAACTATTAAATAAAGAAGGTGGAGTTTACATCGATGGTAATAAAGTAGGTTCTACGATTGCTTTAACAAATTACGAACAACAATAAAATTTAACTTTAACAATATTTATAAATAAAAATTATGGCACTAATTGATTTATTAAGAAAAGGAGTAAGTAGTTTAGGTTTAAGTGGTAAATCACCTGAAGTATTTGAAGGTCAAGAATCTAAACTAGAACAAGTAATCCCTACATCTTCGGATCTTGATTTAGATGGTAAAACCCCTGAAAAATACTCAGATAATCTCCCTAACTAATATTAAATGGGGTTAATCAAATTACTTACTGACCCATCATCATTTAAATTTTACGCAAATGGTGATCCCTATAACAAATATAGGGGAAAAGGATACTCATATGATCCTAGGGAAGTTCCTTACGGAAATGATAGACCAGGGGGAGGAACAAGTAATGACCCTTTAATCACTACACCTTTACCAGAAGTAGAATCTTCCCCAACAGCAAAAACAACTCCTGATAGTTTATACAGAGGACAAGGAGTACTATCTCAAGCTGTTTTAGATGATACTAAAAGAATATCTAAATTTTTAGTTACTAGTGAAGGATTACAGTTTATAGCAAAACAACAAGCTTTACTACTTGAATCTAACATTAAAAGATTTGGTAATAATGTTTCTCAATATGAATTCTTTAATCCTGCAAAATTAGTCCAACAAACCGCTTTAGCAGGGACTGGAGAACACATAAAACAAAACTTTACTTTTGGGTTAACAAATACTGTTAAACGAGAAGGTAAATTTGGAGAAGCAGAACAAGGATCAAACGTAGCTAAAACAAATCCTATTTTAGGAACTGATAGAATTACTACCTCTCCAATATATAAATCTAGTCAAGCTAGAACTGGAGTGGGTTATGATGATACTGTAAATTTATATTTTACTAAAATTAACAATGATGGATCAGGTAATAATACCTACATTCATTTTAGATCATATATAAAAGGATTCTCAGATTCATATGGAGCTGATTGGAAATCTTTTTCATACATGGGACGAGGAGAAGAATTCTTTAAATATAATGGATTTGATAGAGATCTTTCTTTTTCCTTTGATGTTCCTGTTTTATCAGCTAGAGAACAATCCTCAGTATACTCTAAATTAAATTATATGGCTTCATGTATGGCTCCTGATTACACTAGTGGAGGATTTATGAGGGGCAACTTATTTAAATTAACTGTTGGAGATTATATTACTGATTTACCTGGTATATTAACTGGGATTTCTTTTGATATTCCGGACGATGCTGGTTGGGATATTGGTAGAAGTATAGACGGTAATAAATCTGAAACTTACGTAATGCCTAAATTAATTAATGTAGGTGGATTTAAATTTAAACCAATCCATAACTTTATTCCACAAACTGTAAATGATAAATTCATCACCTCAGGTAATGGAACTGAGGTAAATACACCATTTATTACTTTTGGGAAAACTGGAGAAATAAGTAATAGCGCTGGGGGGTATAGTAATAAAGTAGAAACAATAAATGGCTAGATATCAAAATACTCCAATAATTAGATCTCAACCTAAA